TAATAGACTTCACGCCATTGCATACCGACACCTACTTGGGTTGGCGATGTGCCTAGATTTACAACAGACACAAGAAATATTTCGCTATTTGAACTATCATAATTTTGCACAATATAATTCTTTTTTGCTTCAGCAGGAATATTAGCTGCAGGGGATCCACCTATTCTTTGAGAACCTTGAGTAGAAGCAGCAACAAACCCTGTGCCAAGTTCATCGCCGTCTGTATAAGAAACGATATCGGAAATGTATTCGACACCGCTATCAGAATCCACAGATAGCCATGTATTTGAATTTAGGGTTAGCATAGAAGTATTGGGTAATTTTATTAATTTATATTTAATATTTTCTCCAGTAGAGAATACATTTAGGCTACCCATACGCACAATCATTCTATTATTATAACCTTTGAATGAATTTTGTAATCTAATTGCCATAACTGGAACGGAAGCAGCAGAGTTCGCACTAACAGATTTTAGAGGATAATTGCTAGTTGACCAATCTTGACCAGCTTCTATATACCCACCTTCCGACATCACAGTAGAGCATATTTGATCAAAGTATGCACCTGTTGTTGTACCAGAATTGAATATTTCGCATCGTACAGGAAGATTTGGGTTACTCATATAAACAGTAGTCAGTTCATTGCTACCATTAAATGTATGAGCACAAATATTAACCCCATCATGAGCAAACCCTACCCGTACTCTACCAACACCTAACCATTGAAAATCTATCCAAAATAATTGAGTTTTGGTAATATCTAAGGAATAATCACTTGCTCCTGTACCATCACACTTATCGTTATTCCATTGAGATTGAGGAATTCTAGTTTCTTCTACTATACCATTAACAAATGTTCTGAGAACAATATTAAGAGTTCCATTTCCAGTTTGTTCAAAGTATATTCCATTTTGGTCATCAAAATATCCTGTTCGCTTGGTTACGTTTGCGGTGGCAGCATAGAAATTAAAACTGGAGAAAATTAATTGAGATTTTCCAGGCATATAATGGTGATAGAATTTAGATTGATGAACAACACTACTGTTTGTATTACTAGATGTTGTTAACCTAGCACAACATTTATTTTGTTGATATGTTACAGTACCACCATTTGTCATATTTTCAATAAAACTTGTATCAATTCCATATAAATGTTTATAATCACCTAGTGTAAATAAATCAGAAACTCGTACTCTATCAAAAGCATCAGTATTAACTTGTTCATTAAATAAGTATGTCATTAAATAATTCTCCATCCGTTATTATAGATCAATTGTATTGACCCATTATTAATTTGTAATCTAAATCCATCTGGATCATTATCTACTAACCCTTGAACAATTATAGGGTAAATCGAACAATTACCTGATTCATCTTTTATTACAATAATTCTTCCTTGTTTAATACTAACATTAGGTAAAGTTACATAAATTTTTTTTGTTAGAGTATTAACACCAATATAATAATCTCTGCGGCCAATTGTGTAATCATCAGTGATTGTTTTTACTGGGGTATCTAAATTGTATATTTCTGCTGCACCACCGCCTGGACCAGCCATGGAAATTTTGGTTAACCAATCCTCCATGTACTTGAGTTTATCAGTTACTACTTTTAATTCAGGAGATACTTTAGGAAGATCAGGTTGGTCAAATAAATTAATATTTGTTTTAAAGAATTTGTCGTAAGTAGATGGGTTTAATAAATCAGGTATTGTCTTTTCTTGAATTACTACTGGTTCGTCAAGGTAAACAAATTCTTCTAATTGAACACCACTACCATCAAATGTATCAGAAATTGGTTGAACAGAAGTTTCACCTAATAATTCAAGAAAAACGCTATTAGATTTTATTTTAGTTGTTAATTCCGTTTCTTTTTTTATTGTTTCGGCTTTCGCTTCAGATAGCAAATTTAAAAAATCATTAAAATTAGACATTACCTGCATCCAGTAAATTTATTACAGTATTTAGGTAATAAAAAAGGGAGCCGAAGCTCCCTTTCTCCTAACAATTGAATTAACTTATGCTAATTCATTTTTCAATAATTTAGAAATTGCCATTACTTCGGTGTTCACAACACCCATTACAGCTAGAGCAGCCCAACCAAAGAACACAAATCCATAGTGTAATGGAGCAACAAACAACTCTTCCATAAACCAGAATGTGTGACCCCATTCATTTAAACCAACATTTGGTAAGATCATGAAAGGACCAATTACAGCAATAAGATACATTAAATGTAAACCTTGTTGATAAGTAGGCAATCTTGTTTTTGCATACATAAAACTAGCTGTACCAGTGATGATATAGATTGGATAACTCAAATAGAATTCAATAATATGACTTGGAGTGAAGTCAGTATCACGAACGATAGTTTGGTGCCATGTACCGTCTTGCTCTGTGAAGTAACTAGCACCCCAGTAGATAGCCCAGCCGTAGCAAACCAACCATGTCCAATGAGTAAAATGTCTACGCAATTCTTCACGCGGAGTAATTGACATCATTTTACGATCACGAGTTTTCCAAATATAACCATTAATACCCGCGAACAATAATACTTCTGCAACAATTTCAATATACAACATATTCATCCAATATGTTTCGAATTCTGGAGCGAATGAATCAAGACCAGCTGACCAACCATAAACCCCTTCGTACCAACGAATAAATGAATAAAATGTTAAATATAACAACATACCTAATGTTAAATTTCTTTTATTTAACAATGGTGTTTCTGTAGCAGTTTCTTTAATAGTATTAGATGTAGCAGCCATGTAAGACTCCTTTGTTTCAGATTAAAGTTTGATGCACATGCATCGGTTTTACCTAGAACCGTCTAGGCAGCGGGGAGATTCTGTATTAATCTAGTTTTGATACGGGAGTATTACTCCAATATTTACAACTCCAGTAATTAGCTTTCCATTTTGGACCTGGATCGGAACAATGATGTCTAGCTCTATAACTTTTTCTACGCTCAGGACTATCTCGTTTAATTTCCATATTTGGATCACCAAAATTTACTTTAACGACATTACCAGCGCCATTTTTTACATACACTGAACGTTTTTTTGGACCACCTGGAGTTAAAAATGGTTTATTTAATTTAACTCGTTTACCATTTTTTTCAGCTTCTTCGTCAAGTTCTTGCCAATCTTCATACAATTCAGTGCCAGTAACTTCAAAAATTTCTTCAACTTCTTCAGGTATGCAATTAGGAACCATTTTTGATCCTTTTTTCTTCATACCTAACATTTTATAATTTTTCCAGCATGGTGATTTATCTTCAACAATATCATCCATAAATTGTTTAAACGATTTCATTAATACTCCTTAACTAAACCAATTATAGATACCAACTGCATCTATAATACAAAAGAAAATATATCGCACTTTTAACGAATATATATTTTTATTAAACGCATTTAATAGACAAGAACCATGCCCCAACATAAAAAATATAAATGCATATTTACTATAAGGTTCAACATTTGTTGCAATCAAAGTTCCTGCAACCAAAAAATTAACAGTTCCGATCCAATTTAGCATTACTTATTTAACACCCAATCTTCAGCTACTTTTTTTGCTGATTCTAAATTATCATATCTAGTTCTAGCTTCAATACCACGTTGACTAAATAAATCAACGATATAAATTCCGTTTTTTTCTCTAACCATAGAATGGTTAGATCCTTGCTTAAACTCATGAACGAGTTTTACTTCATTGGTATTAAACACTGCAACCCCTTCATGGTAATCTTCAACTGATTGTATCATATTATGCCTCAAATTTTAGTTTCCTCTTATTTATTATACCGTACAAGTTCGATTTAGTCAAGCTATTTTTACTAAATACAAATAAAAATAGGAGATTTTTATGGGGAACATAATAGGAAAATTGTTATATGTATTTAAAAGGTTAAGAGAACCAAGTACACATGCATCTCTAGCTGCATTATTTGCTTTAGCAGGTCAACAAATCCCTGATGAACAATGGAATACAGCAATGAACGGTGCTGCTGTTGTATTCGGTATCCTTGGAGTATTTTTTAAAGAAACTGCACCAGAAACTGATATTAAATTTTAAATAACCAAAAGGAGTATGAAATGAATTTTTTAACAAATATTTTATCAAAAATTAAAATGGGGTTTGTTGGACTTGGTAAATTTGCACCATTTTTAACAAAAGCCGCAACAACTGTAGAAATTATAACAGGAAATGAAGAATTAGTTCCTTTAACAGAAAAAGCTGGAGCTGCAGCGGTTAAAATAGGACAAGAATTAGCTGACACAGATAATGTTGTTGGCGTTGTAGCTGAAACATTAGGTGAAGTAGCAGAATCTGAAGGATCTACATCAGTTGCAAAAGTTGCTAAAAACGTTGCAAAAGCTGCGAAAAAATAATGAGTAATTTTGGGAAAAAATACAGAAAAAATCCTACAAAGAAATTTTATCGAGATCGATATTCTGCATTTAATCCAAGAAAACAAAGAACAAAATCGAGCACAACTCGATCAACAATAAAAGAGAAGCCAGTAGAAATAACTGTAAATCAGTTTCTTTTCTGGCTTCTTATATTAGGATTAGGATATATCTTTAATTAATTATTTGTGTTTAGTTCCACAAACAGTACAAGAATAACCTTTTTTAGCGTCTTGATTCATTACTCTCATACCTTTTCCATACTGTTTATCCTGGAATTCAGCAGCAGGGGTTCCTGAACAACTACATTTTTTAACTTCAACACCACTCATTATACACCTCTTTTAACATTGTATTTAATACGATTTTCAATTTTATGTTTTTGCTTTTTTGAACTAGCTTTTTCAGCCATTTCACGCAATGTTGCAGTAGAATAATTACCCAATCTTGGTCGCTCATTCTTGGTTTTCATTGGATTTGCTTTTCTACTTGCTTTTGAAATTGTTGCCATCATTCCTCACTTTTTATATTTCCATGGTTTAATAACTACCCTAAAATAATTTTTAGGGTGCCATATGTCAACGATAAACCTAAATCTCCTATGCGTAGCAAATCTAGTTAATTTATCTTCAATTTTAAATATTTGTTGCTCAAATAATGCTAAATCGAATCCAAAGGGTTCAAATTCAACATCAGGAAATGGGTATTCCTGGATAACTTTATGTGAATTTAAAGTACCATATTCCCGTTCTAATACTTCTACCCAATAAATCGGTTTCATAATTTATTAACAATAAATGCTTTATTTTGCGGATAATATTCTAGAGTTCTTGGATTCATAATAATACGTTTTACTTCATAATTATCATGCAAAAATTCTTTTAATTTACCAAAAATAGTTTTTTTGGAACCACAATCACCAACATTTGTTTGGATAGCTTTACAAAAACGTTTTACATCATCTCGACATAAAATAATTGATTGGTTATCTGTTACAACCGTATTAATTACAAATTTAAAATTTAAAAATGCTTCATCAACATCTTTATAATTAGTAATAACCATCCAATTATCCAGATATTTCATACCAATTGCGCGACCATCTTCCATAATTTGCGATACTTCTACAAATTTAATTTTACACATCAGTTTTCACCTTTTTTATTAACATAACAATAGTTTAACCTAATTCGTACTATTCGTCAAGCATTTTTTTAATAATTTCTACACAATGATCAGCGCCTTCGCTTGTACCTAACACCCAAGGATCATCACGTATAGTTTTACTCGTACTAGATTTATATTTTCTATACTGACTCTCAGCATACCGTTCCATTTCTTTTGTTAACCCAGCAGCAAATGCTCGAATTAAACTTTCCGCTTTAATTTTATCTGATGGAATATATTCTTCTATTAACTTATCAATTTGTTTGTTCATCGATTTCCTGATCATGTACAGTTTTAACTAAATCTTGAAACATAGCATTTACAGTTTGAAATGATGTTGCAGTCTTTTTACATATAGTACCAAAAAAACCCATTTTAATTAAATTAGATGAATAATGCCAAGGATTACCTAAAATAGCTTCAAACATATCAGGTTCAACAATATCACCATCAACAGTTTCTCTATATGTTATAATATGATACTTATAACCAAGAGATTCATGCATCTCAACTGGAGGAGAAGGATCTTTATAGGTAAAGGCAGAAATATCTAACATTTCGTCATTATCCAATAAAAAAATAAATCCATCATGCTCTTCTTCTTTATAAATGTCTTTTAAATAATTTATCAATTCTTTTCCTTATCGAGCTGTATTCAATTTACAAAAATATTTAGTATTAACATCTTTGTCATAATATTTTAGCCCTGCAATAGTTTCTTCTGCTATTGCCTGACAAACGTGTTCAGTTTCAATCTTATCTTGAATTTTAACATCTAATGCATGATTAAATTGCGATTTAAGGGATATAATTAATACTAATATGTACATAAAAAATAATATATGAATTGTAGAATAAAACCACCAGAAACTCGGGAAATTTATCAACGACTTAAACAGTCAGCTAAACGTAGAAAAATAGAATTTACGTTAACAATTCCAGAGTTAAATAATTTAAGTTTTCCTATAACATGTCCTGTGTTGGGAATACCTTTAAAATGGCATCGTGGAGCAGCACAAGACGATAGTTATAGTTTCGATAGAATAGATAGCTCGAAAGGATATGAAATAGATAACATAGAAATTATTTCAGTCAAAGCCAATCGAGCTAAAAATGATCTCACAGATAAAGAGATACAATTATTTTGTAATTATTATAAAAATTAATAATAATCACGATCAAAATCGGACGCAAATTCAAGAGCAATATCGCGCAATTTTTCCACTAAAGAATCATCTACAGTACCAAATATATCAGCAACATTATCTATAATATCACCAATTGTTTCTTCTAATTCAATGTCATTAAAATTCATCAATACACTCCAATAATCTATTTAACCTTTTTTCAATAAAATACTTCATTACCAATTGTTTAGAACCAGTTTGGTCAGATTCCAATTCCTCAACAATTTTATCTTTAATATCCTGTGGGGTCATAGTCAAATCAATTAACAATTTATTGCGTTGAATATTTCTATAAAACTCAATATCAGGATTATTAAAATCTTGCGATAACAATTCAGCTTTTTTCTTAGCCGTTAATCGCTTTTGCCTGATACCTTCCACCAAAACATTATCATTAGACAAACAAGAAGGGATACCATCTCCACTATCACCTGTTAAGATTTTTTCTTTTAATTCTAATTCTGGATTAGGCGAAGTAACATATATTCCCAACATAGGATTATATTGTTTAACATTACCATATTTGTGTAATTGCTTAAAGTCTCCATCAGAACTAGCAATCAAAACATTACCGTGAGCAGATAACCTAGGAACAAGAGTACCAATAATATCGTCAGCCTCAGCTCTATCAACTAAAATAACTTTATAAGGAAAAATATTAATTAAATCAGTACGAACTTCATCCAAAACTTCAAAAATTAAAGTCCAATCTAGTGTTGATTTTTCGCGAGCTTTTTTTCTACCTGCTTTGTAGAAAGGAAATACTTCTTTTCTCCAATATTTTCTAGAATCTGCTGCGATAATTACGTTAGGATAATCTCGTTTAAATTTGTAGACAATAGCTCTAATTGAATTAAGAACTAAATGTCTACATAAATCTTTACCCAAAACATTTATTTTGTTAGATTTAACTTGAGATTGTAATCCACTAATCACAACCTGATTTAAATCTATAATTAAATAATTCATTCTATAATTCCTTTTTCGATAAAATAATATGTCGTTGTTCATAATCCGGAGGTAATGTGTTACCTCTAATTCTAGTTTCTACACCAAAAGAAGAATCTAAATGTTTATCAACATTTATTTTATTAGATTTGTGTAATTGCGATCCGTCGTGATAATAAACACGATAACCATCATCTAAAGCTTTATGAGCTAATTTTCTCCACATATTATGCCCAGTTCTATATTGTGTATCAGAACTTCTTAAAGGTAAATTACTAGATTTAAAATGATTATAGATAAAATTTGTAGCATATTCTTTCGGTAATCTATTATCTTTTATTCGTTCAACCATTGTTTGTTCTTGATGTCTAAACGGTAATTTAGCTGTAGGTTTATGCGTTTCAATATTTGAGTAATGTATAATTTCTTTTGATGAATGATCATTGGTTGAATAATGAATAGTACCATTATTATCAATATGTTTAGTCACATTAACATTTTGATCGCCTGTATCATATTGATAAATAGGATAATTTGAATCAATTTTATACTTCTCAAGTCGAAATTCTCTATCATTATTTAATCTCGAATAAGGGTAATTTCCTATATTTCGAGCCATTTCTTCAATAAAATCCCAATAAGATTTCATTTTAACTCCAATAAAAGATATTTTTGGTTATCTATAATATTATAGATTTTTATATTAATCATTTTTTTAGATTTACTATCCCATTCTAATCTTCTACCATTATTACATATCCAACCAGATATTTGAGATTTTATCCACATTCTATGCTGAAATAAATCCCATAAATAATAACCTAAATTGTCATCTAAATCTAAAGAAATATCTTCAAATACACAATTTTGCATAAATTCAATAAATTCATCAGTTAGGATATCATACCAAGGAATTAAACTTGCTGCTTGATATGTATCCATCCCTGTAGATACTGTATATTGTTGTTGCATTTTATCCGCACAAAAAGTTAGATACAGATTTAACTTGTAATACACCTTCCATTGTAACTACACCTTTGACAATTCTACCAGATGATAATGTATGAACAATAACTTCATTTTCTACACTTTCATTAACAACGATGCTATTAAATCTAGATTTCAATTCTTGTAATTCTTGAGCTGTAAATTCTGGGATCATAATTCCTCCAATTCTTTTGAATATAATTGTATATTAGTTGTTTTTTCTAATTGCTTTTTCTTAGTATTTAATTCTTTAACCTGAGTTTCCAATTCTTTTATTCTAGAACCAGTTAAATTCCAAATTTTCATATCTAATAATTTATCAGTAAAGTCATTTTCAACTAAAATCGAAATTAACTCAAGTTTTGATGCATTTTTAAATAAATTAACATTATCTAAATAAAAATAAATAAATCTAATTCGTTCATTAGAAATTTTAATATCATCGTTTAAAATATCAATTAACTTAATGATACGTTCGGTATATTTACACAAACGCCAATCAACAAAGTAATCAATAATATCATTAACAGAACTGAATTTTCTTAACTTACCAGTGGGCAACCAGCACGTTAAATTTTCAGTAACCGTTGTAGTCAATTTTAACTTATCAAGTAGGGTTTCGTCAAGTAAATTATTTAAAATTCCTCTTTGATAGTACACATCAATATCAAAACTTTCTTCGGTCGAATTATCCTCATAATCTTTGATGGAATCATTTTCTATTAATTTATTTAATTGTTTTTTAATGTCATCAAGATACATACCAACAGGCAATTCAGTAATTTTAATTTGAGTAGCACTAACTCGCTCAATACAACCACTAATTTTATATTTATTTTCCTCTACACGTTCAACTGTACCTTTGAACCCGTCAAAATACGGCAGTAAATCATAATACCGAATACCACCTGACATCTTGTTCTTAATGTAGGACGAGAGCTCTCGAGGATCACGAGAGAGGATCGTAGAAGCAAAACCAGTACCAATACCCTGGGTACTGTTTAAAAGCACTCCTGGCAAGAGTGGCACAAAGAAATTTGGTTCAATCTTATATTCGTCTTCATATAAATGCTCTAGGATAATATCATCTTCTTTACGAAAATACTTTCTAAAATTATTAGACAATTTTGTAAAAATATAACGATGAGCTGCTGGAATTGGACTTAATCTAGAACCAAACTGACCAATAGGTTCCAACCAATTTAAATTATTAGAACCAACAAAGTCCTGTGCAAGGTTACAAATTACTCCGCCGATACCCGCTTCACCATGATGATAATGCGTCTCAAACGCAACTGAGGATGCTAATTGAGCGACTTTCATTTCACTTGTTGTATTTTTCAATAAACAAGTATATAAAACTTTACGTTGAGTAATTTTTAATCCATCAATTAAATTTGGTAATGAACGCTCATTGTCGTAGTTTGCATATGGACGATATTGTTCCTGAAATAATCTATCAATTGTAATTTCTTTCATACTATTCCCATGTTTGGTAATCAGGTTTTTCTAGTTTAAGATAATCTCGCATATCTTTCATTAACAATTCACCAATAGCTCGATCAAAATCTTCGTCAGTAATTCCAAGAGGTAAATCACCCATATAATGAATCCTCTCTAAAGGAATTTCTCCTGAAAATTTAAGTTTAGGTTCATATGTACCTTCATCATAAATTAATTCTGCATGCGTTATTATACTCATCCTTCGATCCCCAACCATTCTTTACGTTTATCTGTGCTACCAATTTCTTTCGAAAACTGTAACTTGAAAATATCACTATCACCAAATTCTGTTGTAACTTTTTCCAAATTATTATTTAAATCAGACAAATATTCTTTCCACTCTTTACTAGAAGAAGTTCCTAATCCTTTATAATATTTGGAATCATATTTCTCACCAACATGTTGTTCTTTCCATCGTTCAAATACACTTAAATCATAAAAACTTAAAGTATCTTTTTTATACTTAACTTTAACAATCGGTGTATTTAAAATATGAATAACTCCCATCGAGAATAACTCTGGCCAGAATTTGTAAAACGCATTTAACAGTAAAGCACGAATACCAAATCCATCTAAATCTTGGTCAGTTGATAATACAATTTTACCAAAACGAATATCTTCAACAGATTTAACTTGAATACCAAATTGTAATCCGGTAATTGTCATAATATTTTTGAATTCTTTATTCTCAAGGATATCTTTCAATTCCATAGGATAAACATTGATAGGTTTCCCTCTTAACGGAAATGCTGCCATTGTCTTAGGATCTCTACCTGATAATAAACCGGATAATGCAGAATCTCCTTCTGCTAAAAATAACATTGCTTCATTACGTTGTTTGGTAGATGCATCATGGAACTTTTCAACTCTACGTGGATCTGCTTTATCTAAATTTTTATTAGCTTTACGCAATTCAGCAGCTTCAGCAGCACGTTCTTTAGCCTGAACCCAATCCAAAATAGATTGAATAATCTCGGATTTAAGAATGTTTTTAATAAATTTATCGCTAACGCTCCAGGAAGTTTTCCATTCGGTTGGCAAACTAATCATATTTTCTTTTGTTTGACTAGAAAACCTTGGTCGATTTACTGTACCAGCAATATAAACTCTAAAATGATTTTTAATATCACTAGGTTTTACATCCACTTTATGTTTTTTCTTAAAGTGCTCACGAAGTTTAGTTGTGATTTGATCAACAACATAATTGACATGAGTTCCACCTTGATAAGTTTCTACCGAATTGATAAAAGAAATTTGCTCAAATCCATCCGAAGAACTGATACCAACTTTCCAATCATCAGTATTATCTGTGTAATACTCAGCAGAATATAATGAAATATAATCATCAAAAGATTTAAATTTAATTAATTCACCATTAAAATAAAATTTAATATTTAAATTATTTGCAGCAGCATCAATTACTTTCTTTTGAATTTTACAAATATGGTCTGCATCTAAACCTGTTAACTTAAAAAATTCATAATCTGGCGTGAATGTAATTTTAGTTCCATTTTTAGAATATTCTTTAATTTTAGGTTCTGAACGCTCTCGCATCCCATTCCAGAAATCTTGAGTTAATTTTTTCTTACCGTCGCAAGATTCAATTTTAAAATTTGTAGAAAGAACATTAGTTAATGTTGAACCAACACCATTAGTACCAATTAATGATTGATCTTCATCATCATTAAAATTGGAACCTGCGCGCAAATTAGAAAAAACTGTTTCTGCAATGTATGTTCCAGTTTGATCATGAATTTCTACGGGAATACCTCGACCATTATCCTGAATAGAAATTTCATCAAATGTAATATCTACTTTAATTTGATTTAATACATCAGGTGCGCGTTTTCCTTCGTCAATAGAATTATCAAGAATTTCAGAAAAGATTTTAATAAAAGCGGGGATATATGAAATATCTCGCTTTTCCATATTTTTAGATTGAGTATTATAAACCCATTCTTGGCTTGTTTGGATTGAAGTAGAACCAGCATACATGCCAGTTCTTTTTCTAATATGTTCAATCTCATCAAGAACTTGATAAGTTTGTTGAATATGTTTTGTCATTTTAAATATTAATATTTAATGAAAGTACAGAATCAATTTTGAAAGAACGCCAACCATTATTATCTAAATCCCAAACAGATAACACATTAGGATTTTCGGTTTTAATTACTTTACCCTCAACAATTTCAGTAATAGGTAACACATGAGATTGTAAAGTGCATTTCATAACTCGTTCTGTACCATCAGTTTTAGTGAAAGTTACAGTACCAACATTATTTTGCAATAATTGTTTAATATCTTCTTTAGTGTAAATACTCATAATAAAATCCTTACAGGTTAATTGGAAACTTTATCTTAACCTAAAGTCATCAAAAAGTCAAGCACTAAAATAAAACCAACAGCAACAAAACAAAAGCAAATGCTGTTAGATAAGAAGAATAAGGAATTGATTCCTGGGCTGCAGGAAATTGTGGTATTGGTTTAACTTGTGTTCCTTTACCTGTAGCAACAGAAATAAAATCCTCAAATTGAGATTCCTGTTTATATTTCAATTCAGTCAGGTAATGTCTGCGTAAAGTAGAATCTTCTGGTATCATATTAATCTCTTAATTTATTTTTGGAGCAATTTGAGGTTTTTTATTTAAATCGCTAACAACTTTATCCAACAATTCTTGATTAGCTGGAATTACTGGGCTTTTTGCAGGTTCAGGTTTAGAAATATTGTTGTATATATCTCTAGTATTTTTTATAATCGACATTTTTGTATTTTTTGTTTGAAGAAAAATTATCGTCATAATCCAATTCAGAAAATGAGACTCGTTTGGTTTTCAAATTTTTAGTTGATTTTCGTTTTTTTGTTTGAAACTCACCGAAATCATCAAAAATATTAATATTTTGTTTCATATAAAATTTAAAAGTGTTAAAATAATTCTGGAAAAACTTCTTTGACTAAAGATTCTGTTAATCCTGGGATTTGAAGGTCTTTTTTCATCATGTTGACGAAAACAACTGCTTCTTCAGGTTCAAATGATTCTAAAAGTTGTAATAGAAGAACATTACGTTTTTGTTCTGTTAATGTATCCGCTGTTGGATCACCTTTTAAGAAAAGATAAACTCTACGAAGTTCTGACTCAAGACCAGCTAATCGAATTCCAGGAAAAGTATCGGGTTTGATATATTCTGTTGGAAATTCTTTAATGTAGAATTGATAATTTGGATTAAATGTATACTGTAATACTTGTTTAAAGTAATAGATATTATTTTGTTCAAGAATTTGTTTTCGTTGTTGATCGGTTTCAGCACCTTCAAATTCTTTTAAAATTTCATAAACGTTCTTGATCATATTATTTTTTATTTAAGATTTCTGTTGATATTAAATCAATCACTAATTCAATTGATTCTCCTATTAATGTTGCGTTAGGCATCACTTTTAGCTGCCCTCTTCTCCATCTATTATAATCCCTTAAAGTTTCTAAGGCAACAATAATTTTTTGTCTATCCATAATTAACATCCTTTTAATTTTATTTATTGTATTATGAAATTCAATTTACGTCAATAGATTTCCGCGAAGCGGGTTCCCGAAGGGAACTAATTTAATGCTTCGCTTCGCTCGCATCGCTTCCTTCGGAAGCGCATTTTTATATTTATCTTTTTTAAGGTTGAATAAGGCTATCCGGAGCCCAAATTCATTTTTTTAGAATAAGACAGGTATTTTATCATTATCAACCCAAGATTGGTTCTGCTGCTTTCCACACCTGTAGCGATTTTAAAGATCCTGCGCCTAATTGGATCATCTCTTGTTTGGAGTGATTGATAATTTCATCTAGTTTCCTAGAAGTAACGAGGTGGTGTCTTTACCTCTTTTTTCTTAGACAGAGCTATTCTACACACTTTTATGGTGAATAGGTTATCAATACGATATCAGTCGGCGTATCAACCTTTATACAGACACATTTTCTTTACTATATACTAAAAACAATTTTTAGTCAAGCACTAAATTGTACTTGACTATTTATATTCTATATAGTAAAATAAAATATTACGAGGTATTATGATAACAGTAAAATCGAAAAATCACAACGGAGCAGAAGTTTTAATTAATGAAAACAATATCTTATATGCTGTTGCTTCCTATAATAATGAAACAATTGTTCATCTAAGTAAAGAATCGTTTTTAGTTTTAGCTGAATCATTTGAAAGTTTTAAACAAAAATTTGAACCACAAGTACAGCCAACAGTTTCTCACTATATTGCAGCAACTTCTAAACCAGATACAAGCGATTATCCAGAAGATCTACCTAGATTACCAAACGGGAATATTGATAAACGAACAACAGCTTATAAAGAGTATGTTGCGAATTTATAAAATTGATAAATAATTCTATTACAATTTAAACATACATTTATGCCAATTTATTCACTAAGAAATAAAGAAACTGGTGAGATTTTCGAAAAAATAATGAAAATTGCTGAATATCAAGAATATTTAAAAGAAAACTCTAACATTGAACGATATTTTGATTCGGTTCCAATTTTCGGGGATCCAGTAAGGTTAGGGGTAATGAAACCTCCTGCTGATTTTCAAAAACATATTATAGGAAGGATTAAAGATTCTGTTCCAGGAAATACATTATCTGATCGGAAATTCAATATCCCCCGAGAATTCTAATTTCTCACATTTCCATTTTTTGTGGTGGCTTTTTTTTCCGGAAGCCACCGAATATAAATTATAAACATTCAAATTATTTTGTACACTAAATTGTTTTATATTTTTTATTACAAAAATTGTTCCAGTTGGATCAGTTAATTTATAAATTTTTTGTAAAGCTTCAACGTTATTTTTTATTTGTTCTTTTGATTTTTTCCATCTATTCCCAAAATTAGGGTTATTTTCCCCCATATTATTGTTTTTTTGTTTTAATTTTTCTTCTTCTGTCCAAACTCTTTGTTTTCTTGTTTTGCATCTATTTTTGTGCGCAATTTTATTCGTATCTATTTTATAAAAACGCTTTAATTTTTCTGATTGTTCATTTTTTTGTAAATCGCTCCAGCAATTTCCGAAATTTGGGTGGTTCTCTCCAGCAATTTCCATACCAAAACAACCATTCTTTATTGCATACGCCATGTTAATGAATAAATCCGATTTTACAACATTAAATGTTCGTTGTAACTGCAATTCTTTATAAGTTGCTTCTCTACGAGTATCGTGTGTTGATATAATTTCTGTAAAAAATAATTCTGGGTTGTTTTTTAATTCTAATTCCCAAATTGATTTATATTTTTTAGATTTAACTGAACCACGATAACCATTATTAATTTTATTAATTGTTGATGATCCGATATAATTTGCTGGTAATAGATTACCAGAATAATGAGTGATGTAGGTGCAGTATTTTTGTTCGGTATAAGTATTTGTGCTGGACATTAATCTTCACTATGGATATTGTAAGAAATGTTTAGAGTAGATAGGGCGTCGGAACCCGTGATCTTCAACTATTTATAAATACTTTTAATATTTTCAATTTTTAAATCGTATGAGAAGTAATCAAGAGAATTTTGAGTTGTACACTTTAGAATAAAATCACTAGACCCGCTAACCAAAAAATTGGTAATGCGGGTTTTTCATTTTTAATAGAGCTATAAAGGGAATTTATGTTAAGACCTAAAAAATCAAAAAAATCAACAAATAAAGTTACCTGTTTAAATTTTGAGTTAAGAAAAATAACTCCAAAAACAGATAATCAAGAGAAAGTATTTGATTGCTATAATGAAGGTAAAAATTTAGTTTTATATGGTAGTGCAGGTTCAGGTAAAAGTTTTTTAAGTTTATATCTTGGTCTAAAAGAAATGTTAGATGAAGGTACTTTTAACAAAATTATTATCCTACGCTCAGCAGTTGCTTCTAGAGATTTAGGGTTTTTACCTGGATCAGAAAAAGAAAAAATTTCTGTATATGAAGCTCCCTATAGATCTATAATAAATGATTTATTTGGTAGAGATGATGCTTATGAAATCTTAAAACAAAAAGATATTATTGAATTTGAATCAACATCATTCCTACGTGGTTTAACATATTCTAATTGTTTAATCTTTGTTGATGAAATGGAAAATATGGCTTTTCATGAATTAAATACAATTTTTACTCGGATTGGTGAAGGTACTAAAATAATCTTTGCCGGAGATATCAAACAGTGCGATTTAAATGAACGTAAAGAAACAAGTGGTATGAAAGATTTCTTGAATATCATGAAAAAGCTTGACGAATTCAGTTTAGTAGAGTTTACTATGGATGACTGTGTTCGTTCAAGACTAGTCAAGAACTACTTAATCGCCAAGGAATCTCTAGGGTTGTAAAAATGAATTTTTGTCATGTACCAGTTGAAATAACATCTTATCCACGTGTAAACATAGATGGACGACGCCATTATCAAATAG